TCGCGGCCTGCTCGATCACGTCGTCATCAACCGGCAGCCCGGCTGCCTGCCGCCACTGCGCGGTCGTCGGATCACCCAACTTGCGGTCGTCGTTGGTCACTGGTTCACCTCGGCGGGTTCAGTGACTTCGGCCCAGCCGTCGTCCGGGTTGTCTCGGGTGACGAGCACGGCGCCCTGCTTGGTGAACCATGCGACGGCGGCGCGGGCGTCGTCCTCATCCAGTTCTGTGATCCACAGACTGGTGGGGAATCGGACACCCCACTGGCGTGTGTCCGTGAGTTCGCCTGCACGGGCGGCGAGGAGATTGGTGATGTCGCGGGCGATGCCGTCGACGCTGGCGTCGATCTCGCCGACGCGTTCCCCAAGTGCGGTGGCGACAACCAGCGGGCCGCCAGCTCGGAGGGCCGTGTGGCCCTGGTCCTCCCAGTAGTCGCGGCCTTCGTCGCCGATCTTGTCCCACGCGATGCCCGGTGGCATGACGCCACCAGCGGCGGTGAGATGTTCGTTGACGGTCTCCGTGTGGCGGGCGAACAGGGCACGCCCAGCGGCGGTGGCCGCTTCACCGGGGATGGCGAGTTCTCGAGGTCCGTTGGTCATCGCGCGGGTCACCATCCCCATGCCAGTGCAAGGAACCCGACCAGTGCGAGCACGGCGCCGACGGCCAGGACACGGCCGGCGGTGCGGAAGCGGCGGAACCGGCGGCGGATACTCACGGCGTGGGACCACGCCTGCAGACACAGGTGGGTGTCCAGGTCGTCGGCGGCGGTTTCGTAGTAGTCGCGGGCGGCGTCCGCGTCCGGTAGGTCCGCGACCCACGCGAGGGACCACGACTGGCTGGTCGGGCTCGGTGTGATGCGGGGCAGGATCAGGCGGCCGATGAGGAGGAACCCGGCCATGAGGACTACTGCGGAGACACCGAGGAGGGTCGTGGCCACGTAGGCGTGGTGTTGGCGGGAGATGAGGCCAGCGACGCCGCCGATACCGCCGCTGGCGGCTACCGCGCCGATGACCAGGTTGACCAGGGTGCCGATGCGGTTGTCGATGCGGGGTCCTTCGGCGCGGAAGGCGTCCGCGTCGGCGGCAGCGAGCTCAGCGGGGTTGGTGGTCATCGGGCGCCTGCCAGGGTGGCGACCCAGGCGAGGACGGTGGCCGTGATGACGCCGGCCATGGCGAGCGTGCAGATGGCACGCCAGTTGATGCCCCTGCGGGCGGTGTTGTTCATTCGTGTGCCTGTTCCGTGTGGTGACGGGTATGCCGAAATCCTACATCACCGATGTAGGATCGGTGAACCGGTCAACGGAGATTTCCGCTGATCAACACCGCGTCCGTCACCACAACCCCCGTCATACCCCCCGCTACTGCCAAACCCCGGGAGAAGCACGCATGGCCCGACTCACCGGCGAGACAGTCACCGGCACCTGGATGACGGACACGGGTGTCACGATCACTGGGCGCTACGCCACCGTGAAAGGACTCGCCCAACTCCTCGACGTGACCACCGCGAACGTGCACTACCACATCCGCGCTGGTCACATCCACGCCCACAAGGTCGGCGCCGCCCGGCTGATCCCCTGGCGCGACGCCACCCGGATCGCCCGGGACTACCAGCGCAACCGGTCCTGGCCCACCACCGCAAAGGACACGCCACATGCCGCGACGCGCCGACAGACCGGAGACGCTCCCTGACGACATCCCCGCCACGGAGGACGCAGCCAGGTGAAGATCTACGGCTGGCCCGGCGACAACTTCGGGTGCTGTTACTACCGCATCGAACTGCCCTGCGACGAACTCACCCGACGCGGGCACGACGTCACCTGGAACCGGGTCGCCATCGGCGGGGACCTAGACGCGATGCACGACGCCGACGTGATCGTCGGCCAGCGGGTGTCCCAGGCCTACGCGTCGGACCGGTGGCAGTGCCTCGCGCTGCGGAATCAACCCGAGTACATCCGGTGGCTCGGCCGGGTCGGCGAGCAACGCCGGGAGCTGTTGACGATGTGGGAGAAGGCAAGGCAGCGGCCGGCCCGTGCGCGCCTGGTGTTCGAGATCGACGACGACCTGTGGAACGTTCCGACGGCCAGCCCCGTGCACGGTAACCTGTCGCGGCAACCGGAATGGGCCCAGCACCTGGCCACGAACGCCTCTGTCGCCGACACCGTGGTCGTCACCACCGAGCACCTGGCCGACGTGATGCGCCGGCACAACCCGGACGTGCGGGTCGTGCCGAACTTCATCCGCGCCGCCCTACTAGACCATGAGCGGCCCCGCCGGAACGATGGGCGGGTCACGGTCGGCTGGGCCGGGTCCCCCACCCACTCAATGGACTGGGCCGTCCTCGACGACGAACTACACCGCTTCATCCGCAAAACGCGTCGCGTCGAACTGCACGTGATGGGCGCACCGGTGCACCGGTGGTCGAGGATCGCGCCGTCCCTGATCAGGTCCACACCGTGGCACAGCACCGTCGACGAGTATGCGCGGGCAGTCGACTTCGACATCGGCCTCGCCCCGCTGGCCGACAACCAGTTCAACCGGTCGAAGTCGTGGATCAAAGCCCTCGAATACGGCGCGCTGGGTATCCCCGTCATCGCCTCCGACGTCGGCCCGTACCGGGACTATGTGCGGCACGGCGAAACCGGCTACCTCGTCCGCCGGCCCGGTGACTGGTTGCGGTACCTGCGGGAGTTGACGTTCGACGACGCCGCCCGCGTCGAGATGGGCGCCGCCGGCCGCCGCCAGGCGGCGGAGAACACGATCGAGAAGAACGGGCACCTCTGGGAAGCGGTGATGACCGGATGACCGACACCACCACCAACACCATCGGCGACGAACTGGTCATCCAGGCCTGCCGGGAATGGCGGGAACCGCCGCACACCGGGTCCCTCGCCAGGTTGCAGCACCTCACCGGCCTGCCAGCGGACGTGTGCGCGGCCGCGATGGTGGCCAGCCGCGGCCGGGGGCTGATCGAGTGGGGCGTGACCATGGAGTCTGCGTGGCCCACCCCGGCCGGCGACCAGTTGTTCGGGCAACAGCACACCAGGATGTAGACACCCCATCCGTCACCCACAACAGGCTGTTCAGGAGACCACCACCGTGACCAGTTCCGTTGCCGCCGATGACGCCGTACCGCCGCGCATCGCGAAGCTGCCCCGCCACAAGGCATACCCGGTGCCGTGGTTCGTCGAATGGATCGACGGGAAACCCGATTTCCGCGTCGCCGATGCGCACAAACAGGACGACGCGACCCGGTTCGGTCTGTGCTGGGTCTGTGGCGAGCGAACAGGCCGGAACGTGGCCTTCGTGATCGGCCCAATGTGCGCAGTGAACCGGGTGTCTGCTGAGCCACCCAGTCACACCGACTGCGCCATCTACTCCGCCACGCACTGCCCGTTCCTGGCCAACCCCACCATGAAACGCCGCGAACGTGGCCTACCGGACAACTACGTGGACCCGGCCGGCGTGATGTTGCTCCGCAACCCCGGCGTGGCACTCGTCTGGGTCACCCGTAACTTCTCCACGTTCCGTGCGCCCGGCGGCTACCTGTTCGACATCGGCGAACCCACACAGGTGTCGTGGTACGCCCAGGGCCGGTCAGCGACCCGCGCCGAGGTGATGGCGTCGATAGACACGGGCCTGCCGGCGTTGCAGGAAGCGGCCGACGCCGAGGGCAGGAAAGCCCGGCAGGAACTGGACGACCATCTGGCTGCCGCGATGCGGCTCATGCCGGCCGCGTAGAGGAAGGTGTACGGAAACCGTGATCAGCGCGTTGTGTGTGTTCGTCCCCACCCGAGGTCGGCCCGCGAAGGCCGTCGAACTGGAGTTGCAGGTCCGCAAAACGATCCGCGCCACCACGACCGTGGTGTTCGTCGTCGACGCCGATGACCCACTCCGGGACGCGTACACGTCGCTAGAGCTCACGACGCTCGTCGTTCCGGCCGCCCGGGATGGGATGGTTGCGGCGCTCAACCGGGCGTGGGAGTCGTACGTGGTAGGCGAGCAGACCGCGGTTGCGTTCATGGGTGACGACCACCGGCCACGCACCGACGGCTGGGACGCCGCCTACCTGGCCGCGTTGAACGAGTTGGGCACGGGCCTGGTGTACGGGAACGACCTTGTGCACGGTGCCGCGTTGCCCACCCAGGTCGCGATGACGAGTGACATCCCCCGCGCTCTCGGGTACATGGCTCCCCCAGTGTTGAGTCACCTGTACGTGGATAACTTTTGGCACGAGTTGGGTTCCACCCTCGACCGTGTCCGGTATTTGGCCGACGTGGTGGTCGAGCACATGCACCCGCTGGTCGGGAAAGCCGCCGATGACGAGGGGTATCGGCGGGTCAACGCACCAGATCGGCACGCCGCGGACCGGGCCGCGTTCGAGGGGTACATGCACGACGGGTTCGCCGGTGACGTCGCGAAGGTGCGGGCGGTGATGGTGCCCCGTGGGTGAGTGGCAACTGTTCGAGCCCGGCACGGTCCCAGTGCACACCACTGCAGGCTGGTATGCGGGTCGGGAGCGGGCGCCGCACGTCGAGCAGGCCGCGCATCGTGGCCGGTTGGACATCGCGGCGGAGTTCGTGTGCGGGATCGTCCGGGACTTCGGTGTGGTGCCGGTGGTGGACCTCGGCGCCGGCGACGGTGGCCTCCTGTCGCTGGTGGTGGAGCGGTGCCCGGAGATGCGGGGCGCGGCGTGGGGGTACGACCTGCAGGAGTCCAACGTGACCGGCGCCGACGAGCGTGGGGTGCACGTGTTCTACGGCGACGTCGTCGACCCAGCCAACGGCGGCCGGTCGGCGATCTCGTGGGGTGAGGTCGCGGTGGCCACGGAGATGTTGGAGCACCTGGTCGACCCGCACGGGTTCGTCCGCCGGGTTGGCCGGCATGCGACGTGGCTGGTTGCGTCGTCGCCGTGCACGGAGCGACCGGGGTCGGCGTACGAGTTCCACACGTGGTGTTGGGACCTCGACGGGTACCGGGCTCTGGTCGAGCAGGGCGGCTTCCGGGTGCTGCGGCAGGAGACGACGGGCATGTTCCAGGTTGTCTTGGCGGTATGCGACCCGTAACCCCGGGATGTGGCGGACGTGTCGGGCACGGTGATCCTCACCGTCACCGGCCCCGGGAGCACAGCATGCGCGTCTTGATCACCGGTCATGCCGGGTTCGTCGGTAGCCATCTGTGGCGGGCCTGCACGGACCGCGGTGACAGCGTCGTCGGCGTGGACACCCGGTACGGGGCGTGGCAGGACTGCCGGACCTACTTCCGGGACAACCCGAGTGAGCGGTTCGACCTCGTGTTGCACTGCGCCGCCACGGTCGGCGGCCGGGCGACGATTGACGGTGACCCGCTGGGCGTGGCCACGAACCTGTCGTTGGACGCGGAGATGTTCAACTGGGCGATCCGCGCCAGACCAGGCCGGGTCGTGTACTTCAGTTCGTCGGCGGCTTACCCGCTGATCCTGCAGGACAAGCGGGGCCGGGTCCTGGGTGAGGGTGACGTCTCCGGTGAGTGGCTGATCGGCCGGCCGGATCAGACCTACGGGTGGGCGAAGCTGACCGGGGAGATGCTGGCCGACCACGCGCGGGCGGCTGGGGTGCGGGTGCATGTGGTGCGGCCGTTCTCCGGGTACGGCGAGGACCAGGAGCTTTCCTACCCGTTTCCTGCGTTCCTGCGGCGCGCTGCCGGCCGGGAGGACCCGTTCACCGTGTGGGGTGATGGCCTGCAAGTGCGGGATTTCGTGCACGTCGACGACATCGTCGGTGCGGTGTTCGCGGTGGTCGACCAGGACGTGCCGGGGCCGGCGAACGTGTGCACGGGACGGCCCATGTCGATGGACGGCCTGGCGCGGATGGTGTGCCAGGCGGTCGGGTATGACCCGGCGTTGCGGCACGAGGTGGGTGCACCGACGGGAGTGGCGTTCCGGGTGGGTGATCCGACGCTGCTGGAGACGTTCTACAAGCCTCGGGTGTCTCTTGAGGAGGGCGTGCAGCGCGGGGTCCGGGCGCTGGACGCTTGAGGCTTGACGGACCACCGTGGTGGTTCGGTGGTGCCGCCTATTGGCGGTTGAGGGAGACGATCGGGCGAGTATGCAACTGTTGCACTCGCCGGTGGACCGGTAAGCGACCTTTTCACGCTTTTTCTAGCCCATTCGACCCAATCGGAGTAATCCGTGTGGGCGTTCCCGCTGGGTAGCTACTGTCCGTTCAACCACCCTGGGTAGTTAGTTGGGTTCGTTCCGTAACCCCCGTGTGCTGTCGCGACCACACCTGCCGCACGACACGAGCCACAGCGGCCGCTGCACGCGCGCCACCACGACCGCCGACCGCTGGCGCCGCGACCGACGCGACGGCAACCACAGGCCACCCGACCCACCCGCCATCAACGCCACCCACGCCCCGAACACCATCCACCACGTCACAACCGTCCTCCTCACCATCGATCACCACCGTGCACACCGGGTCCCGCAGGTGATAGCCGACCGGTATGCCAACCGCACCCAGCAGCACCGCCGTGGCGAACCCGGCCACGACATGCGAACCGGTGACCGCGACCACCGCGAACAGCAGCACCGCGCCGCAGGCCGTCAGGCTGGTGAGCAGGATCGCGGCGACCAGCGACAGCACTACAGTGACCGGCGGCTGCCCGGCCCGGACATGGACAGGTTTCACAGCGACCCCTTTCCGGGTCGACAAACGGGGGGTGGGGGCTGGCCGGGCGCGGCCTGGGGGGTGCCGCAGCCCGGCCAGCATGAGGGCACCCGACACTGCCGCGAGGAGGCGGAACGGCGGGTCGGTGCCCAGGCTCAGCCGGTCAGGCGCAGCGCCGGTAACCCGAATCGAACACGCGGCACGCGAGGCCGTAGCTGATCTCCTCGACCATCACCTGCGTAGCCAAATCGGCCAGTTCCGGCCGGAGCTTCTCGGCGACGTATTTGACGGTGAGGTTGACCAGGTTGACCAGCTCGTCGTGGTAGTAGCCGACGTCACCGCGGTGATATTCGCGGGGGTCGACGACCTGGCTGAGTTCGATGAGGTCGTCGAGGCGTTCGCCGGGGCCGAACTGGATGTGCTGGTCGCGGTGGCGTCGGCAGCCGGGGAAGGTGCACCGGCCGTCCGGGGTGATCTCGGGTGCTGTCCCGAGGTACGACGTGTCGGTAATGACGGCGTCGTCGAATACGACATGCATGTGGGCCTACCTGATCCGTGTGGTGACGGTGTGTTCAGCGGAAACGCTACGCCGACCACGACCGGATGGCAACCCCGAATGCCCGGTCAGATGACCGGGCAGATGCCTTGCCATCTGCCCGGTAGATCGCTAGCGTGTGACCATGCCACCCAAACCCCGGCACACCGACGAGGTCCGCGAATGGACCACTCCCGTCGGCGACGACAACATCTCCCCCGCGCGGGCCTGGCGCGCCGCATCCGGTCTCACCCAAGCCGACGCCGCCGCCCAACTGGGGGTGGCCGTCCGCACACTGACCCGGTGGGAAACCGGTGAGGTCGAGCCACGCGGCCTCAACCTCATCGCCTACCACCGGTTCCTCACCAAGACCAGGCCGAAGGCCGAAGGAGACCGATGACAACGCCTGACCCGACCCCACGCCAGGAAGCCCTGGGCTATGCCCAGCGGTCGCGGGAACTGGCCGTGGAAAAGCCCTGGGCCGCCGGCCACTACCAGCAGCTCGCCCAGGAATGGACCGACGCGGCCAGCCAGTTGCCCGACACCACCCAGGGGCAACGGTGACCGCCACAGCCCGGTCCTGGATGTGCCCGGACGCGAAACTCGTCCTGCCCGTCGACGCACCCCGCAGCGAGTGGCTCACCGAACGCCGTAAGGGACTGGGCGGCAGCGACGCGTCGACCATCGCCGGCCTCAACGACTACAACTCGCTGTACGCGCTGTGGCTGGACAAAACCGGTCGCGGCACCGAGAAACCGCAGACGCAGCGGATGCGGATGGGCAAACTCCTCGAACCGGTGATGACGCAGATCTTCACCGAGGACACCGGACTGGCCATCCAGCCCCGTGGCCTGATGCGGTCCCTGCGGCATCCGTGGATGCAGGTCACCGTCGACGGCCTCGTCGAGGACGGCGGCCTGATCGAGTTCAAAACCACGAACTGGCGCACCGACGACGCGAAGATCTGGGGCGCCGGTGACGTCCCCGACCACGCCGAAGCCCAGTCCCAGTGGGGCATGGCCGTCACCGGCCGGTCGCACTGCTACGCGATGGTCCTGATCGACGGCGCCGACTTCCACTGGCAGCGCATCGACCGCAACCCCGCGTTGAGTGACGTACTCACCGACCTGGGCGACCAGTTCTGGACCCATCGGGTGCTGGCCGACTCGCCGCCGCCGGTGGATTCCTCGCAGGCCACCCTCGACGCGCTGCACCAGCTGTACGCACAGTCCGACGGCACAGTCGCGCCGGCCGGCGCGGACATCCTCGACGTCTACCTGCAGTGGCGGCTGCACAAGGCCAACGCCAAGGCTGAGGAGGACGCCGCCAAGGCGTTGGAACCCCGACTGGTCGACGCGTTCGGTCCGGCCGAACTGCTGACCGTGGAAGGCGACGAGGTCGCCACCCGCAAGCAGAACGGCACGTTCAGCTCGAAGGCGTTCACCGCGCTGTACCCCGACCTGGCCGCCGAGTACGCCACCACCGTGCCCGCGCTGGACATGCCCCGAATCAAGATCGAACGCCCCGCCGAGTACACGGCAGCCAGGGCCCGCGTCCTGCGGGCCGTCAAGAAGTAAATCCCATCCGTCACCACACGGCCATCACCACACAGAACGGGACCGTTTCATGGCACAGGACATGCTCGAACGCATCAACGAGCGGCGAGCCGCACAGACCGACTCCCCCACGCCCCGGGAGCAGCGCGGCCAGCAGCGGCAGGCCGACGCCCAGCGCGCCGAGTTCGTCGCAGCACGCACGGCCCCGGCCCTCAAAACCCGTAAGCCCACCGGGAAGGTTCCCCTGCCGCTGGTGCTGTGGGAGGGCGAGGAAAAGGCCGGGAAGTCGTGGGCGCTGGCCGAGTTCTCCGGTGACGAGCGGGTCGGCCGCACTTTCTGGTTGGACGCCGGCGAGGGTTCTGCCGACGAGTACGGCGCGGTGCCCGGCGCGGACTTCGAGATCATCGACCACGACGGCACCTGGGGTGACATCCTCGCCCAGGTCGAAGCCGTCCGCCTGGTCGCGCAGGCCGCGCTGGACGCGGGTAAGCCGCCGGTCGTGCTGGGTATCGACTCGATGACCGACCTGTGGGAGACGCTGTCGGACTGGGCGTATTCGCGGGCCACGCGGACCGAAACGAACAAGAAGAAGCTTGCGGCGAACCCCGATGTCGAGATCGCCGTTCACCCGACGTTCTGGAACTCCGCGAACCGCCGGCACGACCGGCTGATGCGGATGCTGCGTTCGTTCCCCGGCATTGTGATCATGACGGCGCTCGGGAAAGAGGTCGCCGTCATGGACTCCAAGGGCAACCCGGTGGAGGGCAGGAAGGAGTACCGGGTCGAGGCGCAGAAGAAGGTCGCAGCCAAGGCGTCGCTGTGGGTGCGGGTGTTCCGCACCCAGCCGCCGATCGTGGTCGGTGCCCGCTCGGTGAAGGCCGGCGTCATCCCCGGCAAGGACGAACCCCGCCGCGCCCCGGGCCTGACCCTGGCCAAGGCCATCTTCGAGGTGCTGGGCTGCGACCCGGCCAACGCCGCACCCCGGGACGTCCGAGACCTCACCGCGTCCGACGAGTCTGAGCAGTTGACCGCCGCCCGTGGCGCCGTCTGGGAAGCCGCACAGGAACTCGGCTGGGACTCCTCCCAACTCCAGGCCGACTACCTCGCGTGGGCCCGCACGCCGATCAAGGACGCCGCTGCCAAGGACCTGGACAACTACCTCGACCAGATGCCCGTCCCCGACCACGACGCCCCGGCTGGCGCCGACACCGAGGGGCGGTGAACGTCGTGCCCACACAGTTCTCCGCACCCGTCAACGAAGGCCCTGGCCCGATCCTCATCGACCACACCACCCCCACCAACCACGTCGTCCACGGCGCCTACGGCATGGCCAGCATCCTCGATGCCGGCTGGACCCACATCACAGCCACCTGGTGCCAGGCCGCCCCGTACGAGGTGGTCCTGCACTTCACCCAGCCGCACGACGGCCGGGCGGTTCTGTGGTTGATCGCCCGGGACCTCCTCCGGTCTGGTGGCGGCGACGGGGACGTCCGGGTCACGTTCGGTTTCGACGACCCCGGCACCCTGTGCGTCTCGATCACCGGTGACGACAGCACACACCACGTGGCGATTCTGCTGGACGCCCGGTGGGTCGCGGAACTGCTGGGCGCGACCGACAGGATCGTCGCGCCAGCCGTCGAGTACGACTCGGTACTCGACGGGCTGCCCGCTGAGTGGCGGCAGGCTGGTGGTGCGTCGTGAGCGCGAACACCGCGATCGAATGGACCGAGCGCACGTGGAACCCGACCACGGGATGTGACCGCGTCTCGGACGGTTGCGACAACTGCTACGCCCTGACGCTGGCGAAGCGGCTGAAGGCCATGGGGTCGGCGAAGTATCAGACCGACGGCGACCCGCGCACCAGCGGGCCCGGGTTCGGGCTGGCCGTGCACCCTGACTCGTTGGATGCGCCGCTGCACTGGCGCAAGCCGCAAAAGGTGTTCGTCAACAGCATGTCCGACCTGTTCCACAACAAGGTGCCGGACGAGTTCATCGCCCGCGTGTTCGCTGTCATGGCGCTGTCCGAACGGCACACGTTCCAAGTGCTCACCAAGCGGCACGCGCGCCTGCGGTCGCTCGTGTCGAACGAGAAGTTCCAGCGGCAGGTGCTGGTCGAGATGCACCGCGAGAAGTGGGCCGCTGACGTCGATGCTCCGGCATGGCGTTGGCCGCTTCCCAACGTCTGGATCGGCGTGTCAGTCGAGAATCAACAGTGGGCCGACATCCGCATACCGATGTTGATGAAAACCCCAGCGGCTGTCAGGTTCCTCTCGTGCGAGCCGCTGCTCGGACCGATCACCTTGCATCGCGGCCACGCCTACTGCCCTACCCATGACTTCGTCGGCGGCTTCTGTACCGGACCGTGCGCGGATCTGATCACGCCGGACTGGGTCATCGCGGGCGGCGAGAGCGGTGACGGTCACAGGCCGCTGGATCTGGACTGGGTCAGGTTGCTGCGCGATCAGGCTTCGGCCGCAGGGGCGGCGTTCCTGTTCAAGCAGGTCGGTGGCCGCACACCCAAGGCAGGCGGCCGGTTGCTCGATGGACGCACATGGGACGAGTACCCCGTGGTGCCGATGAGGAGGGACCGATGAGCGCCGAGAACACGATCACGAACGCGGAGCAGGCCGAGAAGCTTCCAGTCGGCCAGTGGGTGACCGACGCCAACGGGATCGGCTTGTGCCTGGTGGACACCAATGTGGGTTGGCCACAGCGGATGTGGATGAGCATCGGCGGGGACGGCTACACCGCGATTGACTACGCCGACTACCCGCTACGGCTGGCCGATATCGACGAGGAGCCGGGTGTCTGTCCGCACCCGAGCACGAATGAGTGCGGTCACTGCAAGCGGTGCGGTGTCGTTGTCGAAGCGCCAAAGGATCTCGACTGGCACCTGACGATCGTGCGAGGTGACCATGCCTGAGCGGATCCAGCGCAAGCGCACCAAGGGATGGGTCATGCCCGAAGGGGCGATCTACGTGGGCCGACCCTCTCGGTGGAAGAACCCGTACAAGGTTGTCCCGCAGGCTGGCCGACCTCCCTACGTCGCCGTGATTGACAAGTGGGGGAGTGAGACAGGCGAGCGCTGGTCCGGGTTCGGCGACGATCGTGAGGCGGCTGCCTTCGCTGTCGACCTGTTCCACCGCATGCTCCTCGGCGTCTTCGAGCGCGAGCCGTCCAACCGTCAGCACTACATCGGGCCACTCGTAGGCCACGACCTCGCATGCTGGTGCTCGCCCGGTTCGCCGTGCCACGCCGACGTGCTCCTGCGGATCGCCAACGGCGTGCTGGCGGTGGCATCGTGACGAACCACCTGTGGGACGGCGGTGTTTGTCCGCGTGGCCACGACATCACGCTGCCGGGCAGTGTGCACGTCATCCAGGGCCGTGACCGTGTACGTCGCGAGTGCCAGGAGTGTCGGACGGCTCGGAACCTCAGCCGGGGCCGGGGCCCGAAGTTGGCGCCTGTTGTGGTGTGCGGGCCGCGTACCTGTCAGCGGTGCGGTGGGACGTTCACGCGTCCGGTTGGGTTGAGCCGGCGGCAGTGGGATGTCCGGAAGTATTGCGGGACGGAGTGCCGGCTGTTGGCGATCGGTGATGCTGCGGATGAACGGCGGCGGGATCGCGCGTGGGCGGGTTCGTCGGGGCGTTTGTCGGAGGTTGAGTTGGCGCGTTTGCGTGCTTTGGTGGGTGCTGCGTGAACGCGGTCGGGGGTTAGTTCGCGGACCCCTTGTGGTCTGTTACCGCGCAGTAGCTAACGGCGCGGGTTATTTTGACGACGACACCAAAAGAGGACATACACGCTGGGTGCACGCACTGTGACCAGCACTGCGTGTCCGTCGTTGCGATAACAACTACAGATCGGGAGGAGTACCGGCCATGTGTGCTGACATGCCGGCACCCCGCACAGCCGACCGCCAACGGCTGCGCATCGTGGGGTCACCACGTAAGTCCGCTGCGATCCGACCCGAAGGGCCGTTCGACCGCAGCACCTGCCGTGGCACTCGCCACGGCGACTACCTCGCCTACTCCAGGTTCGGGTGCACCTGCCCGGACGCACGGTTTGACATGCGCTGCTATCGGGCCGCGTCTGCGGGCCGGCACCTTCAGACGATGGTGGACGCCACCGGCGCCGAACGGCGCCTGCGTGGCCTGGCGCACCAGCGGTGGGGTTCACCGGACATCGCGCCGCGGGTCAGGTTGGGTCGCCGGCAGGTGCGGGTGATCAGGTCGGGTCGGATCGTCCGGGTCCACGCCGAGACGCATTTCCATGTCGCAGCCGCCACCGTGGACCTCGCGGAGAGGACGGGCAGGACCGAGCAGGCGTGGCGGGCGGCCCGGCAGCGCGGCTGGTACCCGCTGGACGCCTGGGTGGGTGGGTGGATCGACGACCCGTCGGCGGCGCCGTATCTGGGGCATCGGCGCCGGTTGGAGGCGCTGGCGGTGGACGGGTGGCCGTTGTGGGCGGTCGCCGGGGCATGTGACGACGTCACGGTGGACGACCTGGTGGAGATGTGGCTCGGCCGGCCGGCCGCCGTGGGTACGGGTGCGGCGGTGTTGGGGGCGTTCGAGCGGCTGACCGGGCCTGGGCCGTCGGTGGAGTGCCGGGAGTGGGCGGCGTTCCGCCGGTTTTGGCCGGCGTTGGCGTGGGACGACGACACGATTGACGACCCGGATGCGTTGGCCAGTGTGGGTGGTCCGGAGCCGGATGACGAGTCGTGGGTGGATCCGGTGGTGGTGGAGCAGTTGCGGTTGGGTGTGGCGCATCTGGGGCCGTGGGTGATTCCTCAGCGGCAGTGGTTGGTGGCTGATTTGACGGATCGTGGCCGGTCGGCGGCGGAGATTGTGGGGTTGTTGGGTGTGTCGGTGCGGACGGTGGAGCGGGATCGGGCGTCGATCGCGTTGCGCCATACGAAACAGGTTGTGGTGGGGCTGGGACCTGCCGCTATCGCGGGGTGACATTTCCTGGACAAAAACGTGCCGGTTTTCCTGGGGAAATCCCGTTGCCGGTTCGTTGCGTGCGCCGCCCGCGCACCTGCGTGAACCGTAGTACGGTCGCGAGCGCAACGAACTTACGGTGATCACGCGGTTGCCGGGGTGGCGTTCACGCAGACAGATCAGTTGGTGACGGTTCGTGCACAACCAGCGACTACGCGGTGGTGCGGATTCTGTCGCAGACTGAGCGGACCCCGCCCCACGGGGCGGGTCACAAGGCGGCGGCCGGGCCGGGTGGTTGCTGCACCCG